CACCGACCGCCACGACGACGCCGCACGTGGGCGGGTTCTTGGCGATCTCGGGCGCGGCGATGAGGGTATCGGGCAAGTCGGCTGGCCAGAGCGGGCGGACGAACACGCGCGGGCCGATAGGGCGGAGTGTCATCGCGCCACCGAGTTCGCCGCCGTGCATGTGGCTGGCGCTGGCGTTGGGCCGGTGTCTCGGCACACGGCGGTCGTGTACGTCACTTCGGTCGGGAATACGACAGCGCCCGTGCCGGTCTCGTTGGTCAGCACGCCGCTCATCTGCGCCGATGTTGTGGCAGACCACCGCGAGAGGTTGCCGCTCGTCACGCTGTCGGCGTTCACTATTCCGGCGTCGCTCATGTCGCTGAGAATGCACCTGTAGCCGTTGGGACACGGCGGGTTGATGGCCTCATAACGGCCGGACGACTGCACGAACGTCATCCCTTCGTACTCGTCGCGCTCGATGGGAATCTTCGCCCACTCCGCGATCTGTTCTGGCGTCGGCTGCGGCTCGCGTCGGTCATAGCCGATCACAGCCGCGAACACGAGTGCGTAGATGAGAAACTCCCACTGGCGACCTGTCGGGCGATGTTCGCTCATGAGCGGCGTCGGGCCTCCGGCACCTGACTCTCGCGGTGCTCTTTGGACTTCGCGGAACGGTCTAAGGCGTCAATCCGAAACAGCGGGTACTTCACGAGCTCGCTAGCGACTTCCGCTTGTGCGTGCATGATCCGCATGACCAGCCCGAACGCCGCCGTGTCAAAGCCCGCCTGCTTCATCTGCGCGTTCGACGCATTTAGCAGCGCGCCTGCGCCGTACTTGCTCGCCACGTACTGCGTGAACAACTGCCAGCCGTCGCTGTGGAGCAGTTCCTGCCACGCGGTGCGCTCGTCGGTCATTCGTCACCGTCGTTAAAGAACACGATCAGGCAGATAATGGCTATCATCGCCAGCAGGATCATGCTCACAGCCGTCTCCGGTCGCCGCGCTCGAGCCACGTCGCCACGGCGAGAAACGCCACGAGCGTCACCACCGCCAGGATCGCGTCGCTGCTCACAGCGCCGCCTTGCGCGCCTTGGGCTTGCGCCTCGGGCGCGGGGCAGATGTATCCACGAGGTCAGCCGTGAAAGGCTTGCCGCGCTTGAGATGGCTGAACTGGCTCGGCGGGGTCAGGCCGAACTCATCACACAGCGCCGCCACCGCTTTCGCTGAACACGCCGCGCACAGCGTGAAGTCGCTCACAGCGCCGCCTTGTTGATGGCCGCCGCCAGCCGCCGCGCTTCCTGCTTCGTCAGCGTCGCTTTTTCGTTCTTGAAATGCACCACAATGAATCCGCCGGCCGATGTGACGCGGAACGAGTCGCGCGTTTCGGCGGTGGGCGATGCGTATTCTGCGTCCAGCCTCGCGCGAGCCTCTGTCAGTTCCGTCAGCAGCGGGTTGTCGCCCAATGCAGCGGCCCATTCGGGTTCGGTCGTTGGCGTGTCGCTCATGTCGTCAGGAGGTTGCGCCCGCTCTGGACGCCGGGGTCGTCCGTGAGGTCAAACCAGAACGCCGCTGCGAATATCGCCGGGATTAGCGTCGCCCCAGCCATGATCGCGACGAGTTGCAATCGCCGCCAGTCCCAACCGTGGATGAAGCAGTACGCGATTCCGTAGACGAGGCCCGCGAGCGCCAGCGCCGTCACTACCGAAAACACCCACGCCATGACCCACGATTCCTTCGCGGCGCGGAACTGCCTCACATCACACCCGGCGGCGCGTCCATCGGCGGCATCGGCGGCGCCCCTTGCGACTGGCCCTGTCCAAGCATCCCCATCAGCCCCTGTAGCATGTCCGGCCCACCGCCCGGCATCGCGCCCGGTGCCCCCGGCCCAATCCCCTGCGGCGCCGACACGCCCGGCGTCTGCTGCAGAAACACCTGCAGATTCGGCATCCGGTACAGCCGCAGCACCTGCTCCATCATTTCGCGCCCCGCCTCCGGGTTCATCGCCAACTGCTGACCCATCGCCGGGAACATCTGCCCAATCGTCTGAATCGCCTTCGTGAACTCGCTGAGGTCGGCGCGCAGTTTCGCGTAGTCGGACGTCTCGACCGAGCCCCGCGGCTTGAACCGGAACGACCCAGTGAGGTCCGCCGCCGTCACCTTGAACGGCCCCTGCGACGGCATCGCGTACCCGCGCAGCTCCAGCCCCTGCTTGAGCGACTCGGGCGCAATCATGCCGTCCGCATCCCGCGCGAGCGCCCGCTGCCAGAGCACAATCCGCAGATCCCACAGATCCGCCACGCCCTGCTGGAGATGCTTGGCGACTTCGTCCACGCGCACATACGCGGCCTGCGCGACGATGCTGTTCTCGGTCGCCGTGCGCCCCGTCTGCGGCGTCACGCCCGAGATCGCCGTGTCCGACATGCCAGACACGCGCTCGGCCGCCGCGAGAATCCCGCGCTCCTGATCGATGACCGAGTTCGGCACATCGGGGATGATCATCGGCTCGACGTCGCCCATCGACCGCACCGGGATGATGGCAGACGGGCCAATGGGCTCGTGCTCCGGGTCCCAGATCGCCGTCGTCAGCATCTTCAGCGGCGCGTTCAGCACGACCGCTGACCGATCCGCCTTCATGTTCCGCAACGCCGTGTGCTCGTCCACGATGGTCACGAGCTTGTGGCCCGCGAGCGAGTAGCCGTACACCGACTGCGGGTTCGGGAACGGCACGAAGTCCACGAACCGCACCTGCTGCAAGTCGTCAAACGCCAGCCGCGGCAGGGCATCGACGGTGAGCGACACAGTGGTGATCAACCACTCCGGCAGCCCGTCCTCGTCGATGTCCTTCAGCAGATGGACTTCCCACAGTTCGTATTCCGCCGTCGGCCCCTCTTGCGCCGCGACGTCCTGCCCCAATCGGGTATGTTCCTGCCGCGCTTCGCGGTCGCCGCCACCGCTGGCGACAATGCGGTCCACTTCGGCCTTGTCGTAGATGCCGGCGTCCACGCGCTGCCGCAGGTCCGTCTCGCGCAGCCAGAACCGCTTGGCAAAGCCCCAGACCTCGCTCCGGTCCTTCGCATGGCCCGGCAGGAACAGAAAGTCCTTGAGCGACAGCACGCGGTACTGCGGGCCGCGGCCGTACCACTCGACCTTGTCCACCTGGAGCGCCATGTACGGCTGCTGGTCGTCGCCGTCCCACTTCGTGACGCGCTGCTGGTCGTCAATGATCGGCATCGGCTCGAACTGCTCGTTGAGCACCGGCACGCCAAAGCCGTCCGTCTGGATCGCGGCGTCCACCGTGATGCGCGATTTCTTGAGCTCGGCGCGCTCTGTGACTTCGAGAATGCCCGTACCCTCGATCAGCGCCATGTGAAACGCCTTCGACAGCCACGTCGGCAGGCGCTCGTTGTCCTTCTGCCACTCCAGAAACGCTTCGACCTTGGCGACGCGGGCCGCGGGTTCGCCCCAGCCCTCGACCGTCACCATCGGGTCGGCGGTGGTGATGATCTGCGTGAGACGCGCCCGGAGCGCGTCCGCTTTCTCGGTGAGGATGTACGACGCGAGGTCGGCCGCATCGGGCCAATGGACGGCAGCGCGGCGGGGCCGGGGCGCCTGCTCGTACATCGCGTGGTAGGCGTCGATGAGCCCGCCTTCGCCGATGATGCTGGACCGGGCGCTGATGGCGTTCTGGAGTTCTTCGCTGATCCAACGCTTGAACGCGAGGCGGTCTTCGGGTGCAAGCGCGACCCGCTGCGGGTCCTTGGGGAGGCGTGAGCGCGGCATCGCTGGTGGGAGCGACCGTTGCGCGGTCACTTCCAGAATCGCATGCGCGTCAAATAGTTTCCGCGATTGTCCGCAGACGTGCGGTTAGTAGCCGCCGCGACCAATGCGGACGTTGCGCCCGCGCCGCCCATCGGCCGGGTCGTGGTCCATCTGCGCCCGCTTCAGTTCCCGTCGCTCCTGCTTCGCCAGCGTCACCTGCGTCGGCTGCGCCGGCTCGAACGCAATCACCCCGTAGTTGAGCGCCCGCTGCCCGTGGTCGTACAACCCGTCGTTCTTCGCCTGCCGAATCCCCGCCTTCATCCCGAGCGCGGCCTTGTCAGACCACACAAACCCGGCCTCAAACGCATCGGCCACGAACGGCATCGGCGTGTGCTTCACCTGCCCCTGCTCGACGCTGACCAGCATCGCCCGCGGGTTCACCTGGAACGCGGGCTGGCCGTCCAAGGCAAT